CTCCTTTATTAGTCCGAGTTTTATTAAATATACTTCTGTTGCCCAAGACCATATGCTTTTGCCAACCAGGCTTTTTGCATGAGATTTATCATCCAAGTTTTCCAATTTTATATGAAAAATCTGGACTTGGGCATTGACAGAAGATTGAAGAAGAATACCTCTGCAGGTATCTGTTTCAAAGATAGTACCTAGGGGCAATGAACCTAAAAAATATTTACCTTTACAAGCAGAGTATCCTACTTTTTCATTCGCAAGAATCGCAGTTTTCTTCAGGAAGTCCTTTGTATTCAACGTCTTCGGCATTATGTACCTCTTGCTGGTTCTTAATTGACATTAATTCATCAGCCAATTTTCTTAGTTTAATAACTTGTTTTTTTATAAATAGACCACCCCAGTTTTTATCTGCTGATGTTTCCATTCTTGATGCTACTTCTTGGACGCATGAGTGTAAATCACCAAATTCTTCTTCCGTCAAAGCAATACCAATTTTTTCTTGATTAAATAGTTTTTTCATTTTCTCCATTCTCCACTTGGGTTTAATTCATCTAATATACTATCATTTATTGAGCTTTTTACCAAATTATATCTTGCATATTTAGTGCCATATTTATTGGTTACAAGTTCTGTATGTATATTCATATTATCTTCTTCTCTTAAGTTATGGACTATTGCTGCTAATCTAAAACATCCAAACATTTCAAGTGCTTCTATTGGTGTTAATGTTTTATCATCTAATAGCCATCCTTTGACTTTATTTCTTTGTGTTTCTCTCTTCAATTTTATTCTCCTTATAAAATTATAGAGAACACTTAGCATTAGGGCTCGATAACCTTGCACAGCTTTCACTGCTTGAAACTAAGCATCCTCTATTAATAACAGCAGGCTGAACGAATGAGGTCCAGCCCACTGGGTACATGGAAGGTTAGAACGGAACGTCGCTGTCAATCTCGTCAGCAGCTAGTTTCTGTCCTCCGTTCCAAGGGTAAGTGACAAAGACACGCATAGTCGTCTTTTCTTCGCCCTCTTTATTAGTGAACTGTTGTTCACCAACCTTTGCGAGACATGGAAAACCAAGTACATCTTCTTCTTCTATTTCCCCAAGCGCAACATTACCGTTGTCATCAACAGGAAATGATACACCCATGCTTTCAAAGAATTCCTTGTATTTTCTGTTCTTCCATCCTTCGCCTTCTTTTGGATTAGGCGTGAGCCACACTCCTGTTGAGCGTATTTCTTTACCTACTAGATGAGTTGCTTTCCTTGTTACAGGATTTTTATCCTCATCAAGAGTTGGTGTGTATTTTCCATCTATCTGTGAATAGACAGGTACTTCCATCTCTCCCACTTTGTCTGCCAATTTGAATGTCAGATTAAAAACGATAGATTCGTTTATTGCTCTTGATTCAAATGCAGTAACATGAGCAGGATATGTCCCAGCTACAATTGGCTGGAACGCATCCGTGCTTTCATTGAAGGTTGTATTCTCTAGAGGTTTCAATTGATACTCCTTACTTGTTTGTAGATTTACTAGTAGCGTACTTTTCGACTAATGTGTTAAATGCTGTGCGAAAATCATCCATTTTCTTTGAGTATTTCTTGCCATTAACTCCTTGAAAGTAGAGTTGTGGCGATACCCATGCACCATCTGATGTTTTCATATATCGTTTTGCAGACCGTCTACCTTTACTTATTAGACCTTCTTCTTGCATTTGATTGATGGTTTCATCATCTAAGAGTCCGTCTTTCTTCAGCTTTTCAGCGTCAGCTACTGTGAGTTTACCCATTTGTGGTATCTCCTTCTTTGTTATTTGATTGAAAATCCTCAGGTACAGGAAATTGTGTATTATCTTCCAATATAAATGAATGATAACTCGGATTTACTGACAACTGAGACTTTTGTTCTGTTTCAAAACACATCATTGGTCGACCATTGTATAACTTGGTTCCTTTATAGACAACACGATTAAATATCGTACCATCATTTATACCAATAGTGTATTCTAAACCTTCTGTTAATAGACCTTCGTCTATTTTACTAAATGGTTTCATCTGATTCCTTTATTCTTTCTAGTTTAGCTATCACACCCTTATAATTAAGGGCATTAATTTTACTATCTGCAATAAGAGTGTCCATCTCAATCAGCTTATCAGCACTTATTTCGTCTGCTAGTACTCTTATTCTTTTTATTTGTTCATCTGATAATTCGGGGTCTTCATATTGATTTCTGTATACATCATCTGCAATATTCAAGTACATATTGAGGGCTTTTTTCATACAATCAGTATTAGCTGCCTTAATATCATTACCAACATCTACAAAATCATCACTTCCTTTTTTCTTCTGAATACGATGTGCTGCTACCATATCTCCTTTACGCATTACTCCGTTATCATACCATATTAGTCTACCATGAACGACATAGGCTTCTGAGCCTAATGCTTCGCTTTTAATTATTTCCCAAGACCAGCCTGGAAATTCTTTATCAGCAATGGCTTTCATATATCCTATTTCGACATAATCCAAGCCCATTTTTTTCTTTATATAAGCCTTGGGTGTAACCATATCGCTTATAACAGTATGTTGTCTTGTTAGATTGCCTAATTTTTGTTTTATATCAACTAAGTCATCTTGTATTATTAATTCACTCATTATATTCCTTTACAATGTTGAGTAAAGCCACAATACCTACACTCCCAATCCATCATAGGAACGCCATAATCTAATCCTGGCACCATTGTTTCTGGGTCTGTGACATTATTTACGGCTTCACCACACTCTGTCCAATATTCAAGAGCAGCAGATGTCCACTGTACAGCGTCAATCTCTTGCTTTCTCATAGCTGAGGTATCTTTATTATACCAAAGCAGACTAAGTGTTATATTATCTGTGTCGTACAATGCTTGTATACCAAGACCATATGTACCTACTTGTAATTCATAGTTAAAACTTGGATTCTTTTCTCGATTTCTACCGAATTTCATTCTCCATTTATAGGAGGCACAAGTTTTAACATCATAAATATCAACAGAGACTTCATCGTCATTATTAGTGACGGTAGCAATGTCTAAATGACCTACCACTTTTAACTCTGGTATTTCAATTTCACTTTCTGTTATTATATTTACGTCTTTATTATTTTTTACATATTGATTAACTGCTGTTTCAATATCAGAATGAACAATAGTACCTAAACGAAGAAGTCTCAAGACTCTTTCATCTAGTTCTGATTGTTTATATCCATTGATATTAAACCATTGTTTCTTAAAACAGGAGCCTGCGGAAGAAGCCCTAAACCAATCCTTGAACTTGGGGTTTCTTTTTTGTTGCTCTCCTCTTAAAAACAAATCATAAATGTCAACTATTTCATTCATAAGTGTATCCTAAATTTAACAATATTAAGGGTTAAAGGCAACAGGCGAAACTCGTAGTTGTGGATAACATACTCACCACCTTGACAGATAATGTGTATTGTCTCGCCTGTATTAATTTTAGCCTATTTCAAATCCACCAGATAATTCACAAAAATCAGCAAATTCTTCAAGAAATTCTACTTCAAAAGGATAGGAACTGTCCCATGACCTTTTAGCATAAATTTCATCCCATTTATCCTTGTATTGTTTAGGATAGTCACAGGGTGCTATATTCTGATTCTTTGTAACTCGTTTGACTTCATCTTCTACTATTTTTAATGCAGCATCTAATTTATCATTCAATTCCTTGGCAATTTTTGACCTTGCTTTGGTATCATCTTCATATTTCTGTGCTGCACCATTTTTAATAGTCTTTCGTAACTTGATAGCGATTCTCTTGGCTTTTGTCTTGCTTATTTTATGGCAGTCATTTGAGTGACCGCTGTCCATATCATTGACTGTGAGTATATTATCACAGGCATTACAAGTAAAATTCCAAATTGGTCGCCACCACCAAACATTGGCTCGAAAGTACTCGCCTCTGACTCTCTTGCGATGGTCATCAGAGGCTTTAAAGTACTCTTTCTTCTCGTCATCAGTAATATTCGTACGAGACCAGTCTATGTCTGGTGCTACTAGGTTTTCTGGATTATGTGGTGCTAGACCATATAAATCAAATCCCATAGTATACCTCCTAGAATAATCTTATTGGATTATTATTGCGCTTATTGTAAATATCTTCAATCATTCTGAAGTATTCTTTACGACTGTCGCATTTGATGAACCGACCGGGCATAAGTGATAGTTTATGAATAAACAAGTTATGCTCGAAATCGGGGTGTGTAAGAACATCAATATAAGCTAAAACAAAGGTACGATGACGATATGCTTTGTCATTGAATTCTTTGAATTCACCTATTTGGCTTAATAGTTCTTCCACTGCATCCAACCTTTGACTTATTACAAAGTCACCATTTCTAAACTCAGTCATTATCTTTCTTGTATTTCTACCTGAAAGTAAAATTATGATTGTAGACAATGGGTATGGATGCCTTCTTCTAAATCCTGCCAAAATTTTATAGTCTGAAACACCTTTAACACAATAATGGTTAAGGATGTTGTCGTATGACCATGATTTTTGTACAGAATTGTACTTACCTATATCAGAATCAGTCATCTTGCTGTATATATAATATACAGGCATATTCAGTCTCTTGCACGCTTCCGCTGTGTGTTGACCTTCCATGATTTCATGTGACCTTGTTACTTTTACAGGATTTTCTGCTGTCAAGTCTTTACGCTGTATTTCAGCCATAATTTCCTTGACATGATGTTCGGTTATTGGTCTATTAGATAATACATACCTGAACTTGTCATAGTTTGTAGTATTATAGATTTTCACCTGTTTCATTGAGTCAGCCATTCTGACCTCCTTGTATTAAGACTTTATATCATAACAATATTTCCACCCACAGTCATCATCGAAGAAACTGAATTCGTCTATTGTTATTCCGCATATTTTTGAAACATAATCGATATCTTTATTATCTATATGTCCCCAATATCCATTTCTTATGTAGCGACTATCTTTCTTTGTATCTAAGTCACCCCTAAAGTGGATATCTGTTTTTGTGTATCCTTTCATAACCAATAAAAGCTTTATTTTATCTTCTATAGGTCGTGTTTTAGGATACATAGTGTCATAAGACATGATGTATCTCCTTATATGAAATATGATTACTTTATATGAATTTTGATTATTTATCGACCTTATCTGGTCAAAAAGATGGGGGATGAGATTTATCTGAATTCCCCCTATCAGAGTGTACTACCCCTAGTACACTTTGGGCAGGTCAAGCCGAAGCTCGAATCTGTGTCATGAGTTCTGCCATTTTCATGCCACTGCCCGAGCGGGTTAACTTAAATGCTTCGTGCATTTCATCGGGTTCTATTTCAAGAATCATTGCAACCATTGCTTGTAAATTAACACAATTAGATTGAACATTGTCCTCTTCATCATCGATGAAACCATCTGCATTTGATACACGACATGATAGTTGTGCAATTAACCTTGCGAACTCAAGTGATATTGCCATAAGTAGCACTTTATCACTTATTGTTAAACTTTTGTTCATGGTATGTGGTACCTCCTGTTACTATTTTACTACGTTCATTGTTAATACTGCTATCCATTCAAACATTACCCAAATGAATAAACAAAAACAAATTGCATACATTAAGATGGTAATCTCTTCCATTATATCGTTGTTCATGTCTATCCTTTTGATTGAAAATGATTGAAAATTGCTATTGCGATTACACAAATAACTATGATTATCCAAGATTCTGTCATATCGGTAGATTCCATTTAGGTTCAGCTATATCTCTGTTATCAACGTCCATATTGTTAACTTGGTGTTCTAGTTCTTTCATGCCAAAATAATCCCATCCAAAGTCATCAAATATTTCAACAGTGAACTCTTTAAAGAACTCTTCATCTCTCTCTGTGTGTTCATCTATGTGCATTATGATATCTGTCAATTTCTGTGTATCTATTGAGTGATTAACATCATCATCTTTATCATCCCAAGGGTAAAACCAAGTAATCTTGTCAATAAACATAAGATGATATACAAATGCACCAAACATCATGTGAATGATGGCTACTGCTATTACTACTAACCAATACATTAGGTCTGCCATGATATACTCCTTGTTAGTGATTAAAGTTTTGAGAGGAATAGGTCTGTTCACCTCTCCATGAATATCCTTAGTACATCTAATGTTTTACCAATGCTCTCCATTGCACGTTGATGACCCCTGTGTATCTCCAGCTCAATATTCTTTACTTCAGCCTAAAGTCATTTATTTTTAGCCATATCCGCTGGCTAGTGCGGTAGTGGACTTGCAAGCTTATGCCCGATGCCACTCGTCAGTGACAGTAGACGCTATCTACCACTCCAGACCATATTCAGTCGGGAGGACGGGGATGCTATTGTAGCTCAAATATAATGTAAATGTAGCTCAATATCCAATTTTCGATGCTGTAAGCAAGATTGTCGCTGAGTAGTTAGACCTTAGGTCATAACTCTTACCATTGCAATGTGAAGTAGTTTGGCTTTATGCCCTTTCGGGTCATGTTTATACAGGTCGTTAAGATTACTCTACATCCTATGACTCGGGTGGGTTAGACCTATTATCATTCAAAACCATGCCGATTCACACCAGCTTAAGCTTTCAGGATTTAAACCATTGATACGATTGAGGACTACATTCCCCGTATCTGTATACCATCTCACCAAGACTTCGTCTTTTAGAGTTTCACACTTATAGGTCAGGCATTACACCATAGACAGAACATTAGCCCTTTTTTAGTCTATCTGGACTCTTATAAAATCCAGTTCCCCATCACTAGTACCCGCCTCGGCTGAGAGTAGGTATTATCCTAGTGACTTACAACGCATATATCCTTTACTCTAGAAGCAAAGACTATACACTGCATCAAATATTGTTAGTATGTATTATACTCTAATAAAATAGGTCTTTCGCCAATTTGCATGGACAAGTAAACCTTATAACTCTGGAACGCATTGTATTTATAGTCCATCGACTTAGACTAAAAAAGGTAGACTTACCATCAATCTTGGAAAGAATGTGTGCTACCTTAGTTATGGTTAGAATAAAATATTTAGGTTGGAAATGGTTAGTTTGTCCTTTGTTCAAGCAAACATAAGATATCAGTTTAAACTCCAAGAGCTACAAGGAGCCAATATTCACCATCTGTACCGCACACTTTCTTTCACTGTGTTAGTATGTTCCTATCACGCTGGTAGCTTACCCTGCTTGTGATAGTGTTAAATACATTGCTGTCCCGCACATTCCGTTAAGTACCGAAGTACTCTTCTGTCCAACCTAATTAATTAATAAAGCTTTTATTGAGTTAGGGAAAAGCTTGTAAAACCTGTTATAGGCACTACTGCCAAGTCATAATATCATTAACTTGAGAAGGAGAAGTATAACTCCAATTGACACATTTATATGTGTGTGATGATACCAATGTCTGACGCTGTAATGCCGTAAGCCACCTGTTATCATGTGTTAGCCCATGTTATGATTAGAAATATACTATTATAGAATGAATGAATGTAGTTAAATAGATAAGGGTGCTGAAAGCACACAAGTTTTTGAAAGGGTGTGGATTTGGCTCATGGTGCAATAAATACACCACAAGCCTTGAATCCATCTAATGTTAAGTAGCCTGAGGAGGTTCCGTTAACGTAGTTTCAGTAGCTGTTTCAGGGTTCTCAATAGGAAGAGAGTCTGAAGTAGCACCTTTAACATCGCTGTCCGCAATCTTCACCGTTTCTACATAATCAGAAGAGACTGTCTCTAACTGTTCAATGTACTCTGGTGTCCAAAGGGTAGTTTTGCCAAGGGTACCGTTAGCCCGCTGAAAACAAACCGCGTGTACTTCCGTGCCATCACTCAATTCGTAGATAGGGTTACCTACTCGTAATGTTACTGGTACTGGTTTGTTGTCAATTAACATGAAGACTTCTAGGATACGATAGTCTGCTAAAGCACTCATAAGAATGTTCCTTTAGTTAAGGGTTGATAACAAATGGATTGGGTGGGTCAAGCTACTGTACACTAATAAATAATGTTTGATACATAGCAATCACGCTGTTCAAGAGGATAACCTGACCTGCCACAATTCTAACCAAAAATCGGATTTGAATAAACCGATTTGAAGACACCAGTTATGAATATGGGTGCATATCATTGGGCTTAATTTTTCTTCAATATAACATGGGCATTATATTTGTTGCATTTGATTGACACAACCCTTACCTTCGAGGGTGGTCATGGGGGGGATATACTAATAATATATTAAATTAATGAGTACATGAAAACAGAGAAGACAAAAAAATCCTGGGGAGGTCAAGGTAACGGCAGAGGTGGCTATTATCCCAAAAAGGAAGCAAAGCAAAATTTGCCGTGGAGACAACAAAACAGAGTATTCCCATACCCTTATAATCTTGAAGATATGCTAGAAGACCCTACATATATAGCAGATAGAAATCAGTTATTCAGAGACAATGGCAATGGGTGGTGGGCTCGTGTTTTCATAGCAGCTTACCCCACTAGATTAAAAAGGAAAGGATATGGTTGAAATAGCGTTGGCAACAGTTGTAATTTTAGTGTATATTAATTCGAGGAACTGGAAGAGACAACTTAACAGGTATAAAAATGGCTAAAGGTGTAATGACAACAAAAGATTTAGATAGGGGAGCAGCCCTAACAGGAGTTGCTCGTCAAGAACAAGTTCGTAGGGAGCTTGAAGCAAGAAACTCAGAGCGTGAATTAGAAAGGGCAATTTCTGCTGAAGTGGAGAAACGTATGAAAGCGAAATCCAAGAGACAGGCAAATGCCAAGAAGGAATGACACAGATACAATTATAGAACCTCTAGCTCATACGGACGTAGAAACAATGGAGAAGGTTCTTAGTAACGCAGCTGAAAGAGATGTTGCTATAGAAGTTGATGGTATTGTTTATTATATTCCAAAACCTATCTCAGATTTAATTGATAGTTTAGCTGCCCAAGCAGATGTTTTTCCGGGAAACAAACCTATACCTGAATGAAACATAAAAAGATTAAAGGAGTAAAGCATCTTGTTTTTTCTGACCTAAATGAATATCATTCCCATTTTGGGAAGAAAGCCCCTGCCCCTAAAAAGAATTGGAGAGAAGGCGAAGAAGGTGATTGGATTATTGCAGATGATAAAGGAATTATTCAATTATTAAAAGTATCTCACAAAATTACACATCCAAATGATAGACCGAATTATACACTTAATAAAGGCTGGTGCAGAACTGTTGTCGGCACATTCCTTATTTCTGATAAGGCTATCATGGATACTGATTTTGATAAGCATCCTAATCGCTACACATTCTCCACAAAAATAAAGAATACAAATAGCCGTGTTTATAAAAGAGAAAAAGCAACACATAAAGAAAAGGAATTCGCAACTCATTTAGTAACTGGAACATCTGCTGTTAAAGCGTACATGAGGTCTTTTAATGAATTAAATGAAGGGAAGGCAACTAAAAAGGCAGCAATATTATTAAAGCAGAGGAGAATTATGCAGGAAATAGAAGCAAGTGCATTAGAAGTAGCTAAAGAATTAGGAGTAGACCACAGATATGTATTAAGGTCATTAAAATGTCTAGCAGAAAACTCTGGTGATGACAATATCCAACTACAAGCAGTAAAAGAATTAGGTAAAGCAATAGGCACGTTAGGGGGAACAAAGAAAATTGAGACAGGAGTTGTTGGATTATTTCAAGGGTTTAGTCAAGACCAGTTAGAAGCGGCTAGTCGCCCTTCTCTTGCAGATAATGCGGAGGTAACTGTTGAGGTGTCCTAAGTGTAATTCATTAAATACAAAGAAAAACGGAACTAAGATTCTAATGACTGGTAATAGAACTCAGGAATTTAGATGTGCCGATTGTCACAGGTATTTTTCTATACAGATTGATGTTAATGTTTTACACGCATTAAAATATGTAGAACCTGGAGAAATATTAGAAGTAGATGGTGGAGAAGAGTTAAGGATACATGGTCTTACTGATATTCATGTAGGAGCAGTGGAGCATGATTTTAAAAAGTTTCAAGAGGCTATTGACATAATAGAGAAAGACGATGATGCTAGGTGGTTTGGGAATGGTGATTTACTAGAGTTAATCCCACCTCATTATAAAATTAATCAAAGGGGTCAGGATATTCCACCAGAGGAACAGTACTTAGAATTTGTAAGATTGGTAGAACCAATAAAAGATAAATGCTTGTTTATTAGGGGTGGTAACCATGATTATTTACGCTCTTTTAATATTCTTGACTTTGATGTATGTAAAGTATTAGCAAAAGAATTAGATGCTCCATACTACAGAATGCCTGGATACACAAGGATAAAAGCAGGGGGAGAGACTTATAACCTTGTATCTGGTCATGGTAAAGGTGGTGGAAAAAACGGTGATTTAGAACTTGATAAAATAGCGGCAGTATATAGCGATGGTGATATATTCTTTTTAGGTCATAATCATCAACTATATGTTAAACCTATGGATAGTTTAATTATAGGAAAAGATAATACAGAAGAATTAAGAAGGAGATGGTATATACGAGGTGGTTCGTTTCTTAGATACGCAGATTATGCACGATATTCATTCTATCCTATGATAAGAACTGGTTGGGTTACTATGCAATTCGATGGAAAAGGTATTCATTGTTGGGAAAATTAACCGAGTATAATCAAATAGAAGATATGAGATTACTCGATGTATGAAGAAACTAATGATATTGAATTTAATGTAGATTTTAGTAAGGTATTTGAACAACGTCAACAAGCAGGGAGCGACATGACAATGGCAAAAAAGAAAAATCCAAAAAAACAACCAACGAAAAAACTAATGGTAAATGCTATTATAAATTTAGAAGAAGGTTTACACTCAGCTTTTCAAAAGGTTTTTCAAATTGAAACTGCTCTTAGAGAGTATATTGCTTGGAGGGGAGAGGGGAATGAATTTCAAAAGTATTTAGATGAACAACAAGAAGAAAGAAACGAAGCAGCCAAAGCCGCTGCCGCAAGTGAACATTCTGGAGAACAACCCGAATCAAGCGGAGGAAGCACTCCTCCTAGCAAAGAATGATATAATAGCATTTGGTAAACTATTTTTACCAGATGATTATTTAAGGAGTGAAACACCTGCTTTCCATTATGAAGTAGCAGATATAATTGACGATAGAAGCGTCAAACAATCTGCTATAATTCTGCCTAGAGGTCACGGAAAAACAATCCTAACAAAAGCATCTATTTTGAAGGATTTTACTTTTTGTCCTCCAGATGATATGTATTTTTATGGTTGGGTTTCTGCTACGCAGAAATTAGCCGTAGGGAATATGGATTATATTAAATATCATCTAGAACATAATCCTAAAATACAGTATTATTTTGGTGACCAGAAGGGTCGAAAGTGGACTGAAGAGGACATTGAATTAAAGAACGGATGTAAGCTTATTAGTAAAAGTAATGTTACAGGCATTAGGGGTGGGGCAAAATTACACAAACGATATGACCTTATTATCCTTGATGATTTTGAACATGAAGAAAATACCATCACAAGGGATGCCAGAGATAAGAACGCTAATCTTGTTACTGCGGTGGTATACCCAGCGTTGGAGCCTGAGACTGGTAGGATTCGTGTCAATGGCACCCCAGTTCACTATGATAGTTTTATCAACAATCTTCTCATCAATAGTGCAAAAGCGGAAAAAGACGGAAAAGACTTCGCATGGAAAGTCTGTACATACAAAGCGATAAATGATGATGGTGGGTTTCTCTGGTCAAGTTTTTTCACGCCAAAGATTATGGCACAGAAGAAACAGTTCTATTATGATTCGGGTCAACCATCCAAGTATTACCAAGAATATTTTATGCAAGTCCAAAGCGAGGAAGACGCTATTTGGAGACAGCGAGATGTAAGAACATTTAACGGGTTTCACGAGTATGATGATGAAAGTAAAGTTGGCTACTTGAAATTAGAAGGGAAAGACCGTGTACCCGTTAATTGTTTTATAGGTTGTGACCCCGCCACAGATATAGACACTAAGCAATCTGACTTCTCTGTGATAATGGTAATTGCAGTTGATAACACCAGGAATGTTTATGTTTTAGAATATGAGAGGCATCGGTCTATTCCCACTTTGGGAAGTAAATATGATGGTGCTTTTAAAAAGAAAGGTGTTGTTGACTATATTATGGAACTTCATCAAAAATATCATTGTACATCTAGTACAGTTGAGGATGTTGCG